GCTTATTTGTTTAAAGTAGTGTTGAAGTTTCCACAAAGGTAATGACTCATAATACCTTCTTGACTTATTTGTTAAATAAGATAATAAGCGTATACATTTGTCTACGTGGTCATCATCCGATTTTAGGATTTTGTGAACTCCTGCCAGTTGTTCTAACTTTATATCCTTGTAATTAGTTGGAATCATATTTATAAATACCTTTAATTTGTTTATTTGTCACATGAAGGTTACTCGGGTTTGGTCAAGCTTATTTAAAGCGAAATATCTTAATGCTGCTATTCCGTGGTCGTTTATTCCGATGGGTTCTCCGGTTTGGTTACCGTTCTTGTCTTTGGTCCATACATATCCCCTAAATTCTTTGATTAAGTTAGTAGAGCTTTCGGTTATGTTAATTTTATAGCGTTGTAGTTTGTCTATTGAATTACGTATTGAATCAGCTCCTTTTTTAGCTCCGTATATATTCCTGAATCCACCTCTGTAAATATCCTCTATTGACTTTGGCTCGGCTGAATCCGCTATGATGTCCTTGTACTTGTCCACTCCTAACTCAATCATCCTCTGTACTATATCGTTATTTGTTAATCTTGTTTGGTAGATTAATTCTTTAATATAAAGCTCTGAATTGAACTTATGTACTGATATTAATGCGCTTGGGTCATTAGTGAATCCGAAGTCAAGTCCGTAACCTAATAATTGTGCTTCCGTTGGGATGTCATTAACTATATTCCAATTCTCAAATATAACACCCTGTAAGTTACCGATATTACCAAGTCCGTAAACATTCCAAAGATTTGCCCAATAATTATTCTTAATAGTTCCATCCTCGTAAAATCCGTTATGCTTATATAACATGATTTCGGACCTTTCATTATCCGATAACAACTCATTATCCTGAAAAGTTAGTTGTAAAAAATCACAATCCTCACGTCCTATGACATCCGTATCAATATAAAATTCAGCATCAGGATTATAATCAGCATATACCTGACCAGCACGTGAAGCTACTTGTCTATAACTTTCAAAATCTATTTTGTTAACCTCATTAAAATAAGCTACATCACTTCTAAGCCCCTTTCCGACATCGGACTTGTCTAAACCTATAAATTTAATAAAAGAGCCATTAGGGAATCTATAAAGCGTTCCGGCTATGAATCTCGACTCATTGTAAATACCTATCTGCCTCATTAGTTTAACAAAGTCCTTAATAACTGTTAAACGCATTTTAGTTAACTCCGATGATAAAATAAGAATCTCACGTCCTGCCTTGCTTGAAGCATGATTAATTAATAGAATAAGTATGCTTATTGTTTTACCAGCGCCCTGACCACCCCTTATGACTTTAATACGCTTTTTAAGAGCTGCTATCTTGCGTAATGAGGTTGTCTCTTGAATCATCCAAAGGGTCTATGTTTAAAATACTTATTGAAGTGTTGGTAGTGGTTTCGCTCTGCTCTTTTAATCCGTTTAGTCTTGCCACTAAATTAGGTGCTTTATATTTACCTGTAATAGTTCCTGATACTTGGTCTTCTTCCCATTCATTTCTTATACACGTAACGACATCCGAAAATTCCTCGTATTTATTTGATAGATAGTCTTTTATGGATATTTTATATTTCCTAAATACAAATGACTCAAATCCTGATTTTAAATAAGGTTTTTTAATGTACTTATCTACTATATCCCCTTTAACAGTTACTATTTGTTCTTTATCTAAGTGGGTATCAATATACTTTTTATATTCATCCCAAAACTTTAAAAGCTCTTCAGGTGTTTTCATGTTTCTTGGTCTTCCTACTTTCATTATAAAGTTTCATCCTTGACCTCTTGTTGGTTTTGTGTTTTTGTCCTTTGGTCCTTTTCTTTTTTTATACTTGCCTACTTTTCGTTTGCCAAAGTTTAACTTATTATTTACTTGTTTATCCTTTTTCATTTAAATAGTATTCCGATGTTAGGTAGTTCCGATATCACATCAGGGTTATTGTCGTAGTGTTTATCTATTCCTAATTCTTTAATCTTTTCAACCTTAGCTTTATTACTTCCGGTAGCGTATACTCTTGACTCAGGTATATTTAACATTTTAGCGGTACTTAACATTCCTTTTTTATCGTGACGTGCTGAGATTATGTATAAAGTTTCTTTTTTAGAGTCCGCTAACATCTTGCCTCTTTGGGTACTTAACACTCCATCGTAATCAAAACTAATTTTCATTTCTAATCTGTTTTAGTTTTCTACTGGCCCACTCAACGCCTTCATCACCTCCCCAAGCTAACCAAGCTAATCTACCGCATCCATCACCTAATTCTTTTTTAGAGTTTTGTCTATGTCGTTCAAAAGCTGCCATTCGTGAAATCGTTTCTTCCGATATCGGCTCACGGTTTGCTAACTGATTGGCTCTTTGTTTACCTACAGGAGTTGCACAATCACCCCATCCATGCTCTTCAGCCCAGCGTAAAGCTATTTTAGCATTCTCCGTTGCTGCCTGGGGATAGTCGGTATATGATTCTAACTTAACTTCCTTCCAATAGACATTACATAATAAATATCTTTGGTCCTGTGAATACTTTTGCATTTCGGAATCAGACATACATCTTTGTAGGTATTCATCCTTGGTTTCCCCTTTGTTTGGTTTTGGCATAAAAAAAGCTCTTATTTGAAATTCATCATTCACTCTTTAATAACTCTCTTTGTTTTAAAAGATAGTCCGCTAACCACATGTATTCCTCATTAGTTAGTTTTTGAGGTAATCTCAACGGACGTCCGGAACGTTCCTCTTTTAATTGTTCAGCGATAATATATAACCTATCCGCTATTGAGTCGAGTTTATTTAGTTGCTCAGTCATTCTTTTTTTTCTTTTTATTTTCTTGAGTTGAATACCATACTAACATATCCGATATACAATCAGGACATCCGTTAATCTTAAATCCGGTAGTTTCCTCGTAATATGAAATTAAAGGGGCTACAAGTCCGTTACCTACGTTAATCTTTTCTCCGATACTTAACCAAGCATCAAATGTTTGTTTGTGTTGGTTATAGTAATTAAGTGATTCAGTTGAGTTCATTTTTAAATCTGTTTTTAATTATTTCAAATCCTTCTTTATATCTTTTACTTAAAGTATTACGTCCGATACCGGTTTTACGTTCTATGGAGCGTAAACTTTCATCCTGGGCCTGAAGGGTTATAAGCACAGGAACTAATGTTTCTCTATTTTTTAATATGTCGTTAATTATAAGTGAAGCTTGTTCTATATCGTATTCGCCCTCTGAGTCCGATGGTATGTCCTGAGTTAATTCTAAATTACATACCTCATTTAAAAGTGAGCTTTTACGTCCACGCTTTGACCAAAGATACCATATAGTCGCACAACATAAGTTTTTAAGATTATCCCTATCCGAATACTCTTTAACTTTATCAGGCATTTCAACTAACTTTAAATAAAAGTCATTAAATAGGTCATCGTGTAAATACCTACCACGATATAAGTTACGACAAAAATCCCTATAAAATCGCTCATTCTCAGTGATATGATTATCTATTAGGGTTTTGATAGCTCAAAATTATAACAATTTAATCAAGTTAGTGTAATTTTATTGGGTTGATTATCAATAAGTTATATAAATAGATTAAAATTTAACATATTTGTTATACTATTATTTAATATATATATGTACATTTGTTATATGAAAAACGAACAATTAATTAAAAGTTTAAAAAACACACTTACACAAAGTGAGCAAATGTGGATTGAGGAAAAATCACATGCTTATATCATTGGTTATTTCCAAGGATATATTAAAGGTCTTATTAATGAATTATTAGATGAATACAATGACTAACTACTGCTTTTTTAAAAATCATAAGATTTCAGTTGTAAAGCAAAAACAAGCTTTCGGAGGTCCGATATTCTATTCTAAAGAGTTTAACAAAAACTTTTATACTTTAAAAGAATTGTTTAACTTTATGAATGGGCAGGGATACTTTCATTTATCACAAAATACTTTAAGATATA